GTGAGAAATGCGCCCCGCCGCCCGCCCAGCCGCCCGGCCACCCGCCGCCGCAATCGCCGGGATACCAGCTCGAATACCGTTGGCAAACGAGGTGGTCATCGCCAGGCCCGACCCGGTAAGGTCGATCTGGAACATCCCTGGGAGGGAGCCGACAAACCCGGCGATGATACCCTGGCACTGAGCCACGCCTGCGGCCACACCAGCAGCCAGCGTCGCAAACGAGGCTGTCGCAGCAGCCGCTGCTTCAGCAAACCCGTTAGACAGCGCCGAACTGATGTTAGCCACCTCCGAGGATACCACGGAGGAGACCTGACTCATAGCGGACTGCACTCCAGAAGCGAGGTTCGAGAATGCGGAGGTGAACGAGGAATCAAGGCCGCTCAGCCCCGACTGAATCGCCGCCTGCATCTCAGCCATGCTGGAAGTGACAGCAGCGACAGCCGTCTGGAACGGCACCGTCAACTGCTCAGTCAACCCCTGGAAGCCGAGGGTGATACCCTCAAACGACGGGGCAAACGAGGCGATCTGCTCGTTCAGCGTGGTGAACGCCGTACCGATACCCGTGAAGGTCTCGGTAAGCTGAGGCCCGATAGCGCTAATCTGCTGGAGCTGCGTAGCAAACCCGGCAAACCCAGCGCTAGGATCGCCGCCCCCGGACTGCTGGCCGAGAGCCGTAGCCTCCTGAAGCTGCTGGAAGGCGCTCGTAATGACGGGCAACGCCGCCGTCAAACCGGTTAGGTTCTCGACGGGGATAGCAGTCATAGCTTGCAGATCTTGAGCCAACCCCTGGAGAGGGCTGCCTTGCAGACCAGCAGCTGCACCCTCAGTCTGGAGAGCGCTCAACTGCTGCTGCACCTGGGCAATCTGCTGAATGGCTTGAGTCTGAGCAGATAGGTTCTCGACAGGAAGCTGGCTGATAGCCTGCATATCCTGAGCGAGCCCCTTCAGAGGAGACTCCCCGGTATTAGCCTGGTTCTGCCCCAGCTGAGACAGCTGGCTCTGAACGTCCCCAATCTGGCGCAGACTGTTCACCGAGTTTGCCAGGCCGTCGGTGTTGATGTTACTCAGCTGCTGAGTGTCCTCAGCCAACTTCTTCAGAGGTGACTCGCCATTCGGAGCCTGGTTCTGAGCTTGGAGCTGGGAGTTAGCCGCCTCAGCCGCTGCATCCTCTAATTTCCTTTGAGCCTCAACATACTTGTTGACCTTATCGACATCCGGCTCGGGGCCGTTCAGCCACTTACTCAGGTTCTTGAACAAACCACCGATACCGAAGTTCTCAGCATCCATGTGCTTGCCCGTGACCTTCTCACCGAAGGACAGTGCCAAGTCCTGAATCTGGTTAAGCGGCCCGGCTAGGTTACCGAAGGTTGCTAGGTCAAGAGCGCTCAGGTCCTTCAGCGGGCGAACAAGCGCCCCGATACCCGAACCGATCTTCTCAGCAAATCCGTCCGGGAGGGCGTCACCCAACCCCTTCAAGGTTCCGACAAGGCCTTGCAGGTCGCTGATTGAGTTGCTGGAGAACCCAGCCAACCCCTCGGAGATGCCTGGAAGGGCTCCCTTCAGGGTGTTCATAGCACCGGACAGCCCATCGAGAGACAGACTGCTCAGATCACTAAGCGCACTCGTGAAGTCCGGGAGAGCCGCTTGCAGCGTAGGCAGGTTCTCGGTCCAAGCGGAACTGAAGGCTCCTGACAGACCTTCCCAGGCTCGCTTAACGCCCTCTAGCGAGGGGGCGATGTTGTCGAGGAACCCTGAGTTCGCCGACCACTGAGCAACGCCTACAACCATATCGGAGAGGCCTGTACCAACATTCGACAAGATCGTTCCGAGGCCGTCCAGGCCAGCGTTGCCAATCTTCGACAGCACCGGTGCCAGCGTCTCCATGCCGGGGCCTAGCGACTCCAGCACACGCCCTAGGTTACCCACCACACCACCGGCGAGGTCTGCGATCAGGTTACCGAAGGTAGATAGTGAGGGGATAGCCCGCGTCACACCGTCAGCGAACTGGTCGAAGAACTTAGTGAAGCCTGGAATAACCGTCGTGAAGTTCTCAACGCCAGACTTGATGATCCGACCAACGTTAGTCGAGAAGCTGCCGATGACGTCGTATGCGCCCTCGATTGCCGTCTGGAGAGTTCCGTTAGCGATCAGCTCGTTAACGTTCTTGCGGAACGAGGAACCGAAGGAGTTCAAACCAGCGGCTAGCTTGGGGAACGTGTTCGATCCCGCGCTAGCGATGTCGAGGACAGCTCCCGTAAACTCTTCAGCAAACGGCTTCATCTGGCTAAACAAGTTCCCGGTGTTTCCGAGAATGTTGTTCAGCTTAGCGATGCCGTTGGTGCTGGTGACAGCGTTCACCATACCCTGAGTGAAGTCTGCCGTACCGTTAGCGACCTGCTTCATCCCCTCGCGGGTCTGAACCATCATGTCACTCAGCTGAGCGAACTGGGGAGTCAGCCGTTCCCGGTAGACGTCGGACATCGCCGTCTTCAGGTTATTGAACTCAGGAGCTGCAGCCTGAGCAGCATCCTTCACACCTTGGAAGCCCAAAGCCAGCGAGCCGAACACCGCCGCTGCTGAAGCGGCGAGAGCTGGGATGCCCGCCAGCGCGGCGGAGATGCCGCCAATAGCCGGTCCAATCAGCGACGCGACAGCCGCAACAATCCAACCCGTGCGGGTCAGTCCGAGGAACGACCTCTGGAAACCCTTCTGCCGACGGTTGAACAAGTTGAACTCGCGGTCGGAGTCCTTGCTCTTCGAGCGAGAACGCTTACTGTAGTCAAACAGCTCAGGTCCATCTGGCCCTTGGAACTTACGGCCACGAACAAACCGGATCTTCGGAGACAGCTCAACCGCCTCACGGCCAAGCTGCTTCATCCGCTCGGACGCCCGCGCGAAATGCTCACGGGCGGCGTTGCCAAACTCCTGCACCTTCAGACGGGCATCAGCCAGACCTCCGCGCAATCGGTCAAGGTCGCCACGGTCAAAGCTGAACGCCTTACCGACGCCGAACTTCAGGTCACCGAGGCTCTGCTTCAGCGACGCCCGGCGACCGAGATTACGCTCACGCTGAGCCAGCCCCTTCAGGAAATTGCTGTTCAGCCTGTTAGACCGCTGCTCCAGACGAGCAAGGCCTTGATCAGTTAAACCGAGAGCTCGGCGGGCTTCAGCCGCCTGCCTCTGCAGATCGGCCAGCGCCTTAGTGCGGCCCGAAGGTGTGGAAGACCGGAGGTTTCCGAGAGCAGCCTCGAGGCGGGCGATCTCAGCATTATACTTACCACCGACCTTTTGCCGAGCCTGCTTCCCGTTAGCCCGAGAACGCTCGATATCACGCAGCTTCTTCAGCGCGTTGATCTCACGTTGATAAAGTTGCTCAGCTTTCTTAGCATCAGCCCAGAGGTCCGAGAAGTCAGCCTTACCGAACACCTTATCGGCCCCGCGAGAACCTAGCTTAGATATCTCACTCTGGGCCTGGCGGGCTCCCGATCTCAGCTGAGCCAGCCACCGGCTCGTACGATCCCCGACCTGCTTCTCCAGCTGGAAGTTGAGGGCGTGCTTCAACAGCTCCGCATCGGTCTTAGTCTCGCGGATCTGCTTACGCATAGCCGCCAGTGCTTTCGAGTAAGCCTCAGCCGCCTGGGCTCGCTGAGTGGCGCGCCCTGCAGTCAGCCTCTCCTGGATGTTGGGTAGCTTAGGTAGCTTAGCAGTAAGCTGCTTCAGCCCAGTAAAATCGTACTTAGGTATCTCAATGCGGAAACCGCCCTTGCGGCCCCACGTGGTGCGCTTCAAGCGGTCCATCTGGCGGAGGGCGCGGGAAATATCGACGTTAGCATCAACCTTCACCTCACCCTTCTCACCCTTAGTGGCTTTGTTAAGGCTGGATCGAAGGTGATTCTTATCGACCTCCGGCTTGACTTTAGTCTTGCCGTCAACGTCTCCGAGCTCCCGCTCGACGTCCTTCTTCAGCTCGTCGGTATCAGCCTGGAGGGGAACCTTAACCTTCCCCATCTTAGCGAGGTCTCGCTCGACGCGCTGCCTAAACCCTCGTGTATTAGGCAGGACGCGGATTGTTACGCGACCGACTTCTACAGCCATAACTTACCCTTCTGTTTGGTAGTTTGCCCTAGCCATTGCTGCAAACAAGTTGCTGCCTGCCCGGCGGCTAGACTTCCGAGCACGGGAAACAATCGTCTCAGGGGGTGTCAAACGCTTCTTAGTACGCACCTGAACATTCGTGAACGTGTTCTGCTGCACAGCGTCGATAACCCCGGCCAGCAGATGCTCCGTAATCCCCCAGCCCGCGGTGTCCTTATCGTTGGTGAGTGCCGCATACGTCATGCTATCCGGTGGTAGAGCATATACTAGACACAACGCCGTCTTAGCGTCCAACTCAGACAAAAAAAGCCCCCGAAGATCCACGCCGTAATAGCGTAGAACCTCGGGGTAAATCTTGTCGCCGTGCTCGTCGAGCAGGTCCGCTAGGGCTAAGCTTCCCCCGGCTGAGTAGCCTCCATCCAAGCGTGGAAGACCTCCATCAGGTTAGCCGGGCTGTCCTCCAGCAAATCCAGCAGCTCCTGGCCTCGGCCATTCTTCTCAACAGCCTTCAGCAGATTCTTAACCAGCTCGATCTGGCTGTCAGTATCGGCCGCATCATCAGCGCTGTTCAGGATCTTGTCAGCCTCACGACGCTGCGTAGCAGGAAGCTGAAGCAGGTTCTGGAAGATGAACTTATCATCGCCATTGGTGATCTCGAGACCCTGGTAACGCTTAGCAGCAGCCTCACGAATATCGGAAAGAGAGTAGGTAGCCATATTGTGTCTCCTCAGATAGGCTAGTCAGCCCGCGCCGGGTGGCGCGGTTCAGGGGTTGGGGGTTAGCTTAGGTTTCCGGGGTGATCCACTCGAAGAGCAGTCGGCCCGGGTGGTTCACGAACGTAGCGCGAACCGGCAGGATGGCGAACTCGTCTGCCTCCAGCTTGATAGCTTCCTCACGACGGAGGGTAGCCTTAGCAGCGGTGAAGGCAATCACGAACGGTCCGTCCACCATAACAATGAGGATAGCTACCTCAATGGAGGTGCGGGAACCGTCCGAACCGTAGATACCTTCGGTCGTGCTCTTGTTCTTACCGAAGTAAGCTTCCAACGTCTCAACATCCCACTGCACAAAGCGGATGATGACGTAGTCCACCGGGTCTTCCTCGGTGACTTCCTTCAGCTTTTTCTTCTGCCAAGAGCCCTTGACTTTAGTGTCGCCGCCGTCGAAACCAAACTCGGGCAGCTCCTCCTGGGCTGTGTGGCCAGCAAGTTCCCAGTCGTTGGCATCAGCGCCTTTCTTGACCTCCACATTCGGAGTCGTGCCGCCTGTAAAGGTGGCGTTAGCCGTCAGCTCCTCGTTAGCTTTAGCAAGCTTGCCAATGAAGGCTACCTCGTAGTTCTTACCAGCCTCGCCGGTAACAACAACAACGTTGCCAGCTCCAATCGAAGCTAGCTTAGAAAGCTCAGCCTGGATCTCAGCTGGGGTGGCGTTGTAGGCCAGAGCAGCCGTGGCGTTACCCTTGTGGGTAAGGGTGAAGGTGCCTCCGGTCGGGGCACCCGTCACAGAAACCTTGACGCTGGAAGCGCCGAAGGTCTCAGGGTTGAAGTTCTTCAGGGCTGCACGGCTCGGGGCGGCGGTGCCCACAGGAGCTTTAAAAACGTAGCCCGTGCTAGCGGTAAAGACTTTCTCGTCAACGAGAGCCATTTAACCTCTCCTTCGGGGGTAGCGGAAGTCTGTACGCAGCAGCTGTTGCACGCGCCAGGTTCCTTGTATTTCAGATGGGAATTGCGTCATCCCCAGGGTTTCGCGCACCCTAACTAGGTGCCCAACCCCCGGAACAACTACGTTCCGGGAGTTCGCTAGAATGTTTCGGCAACGGATAGCAAGATCCTCCGTAGCAGCCAAGCCCTCACGGGTAGTAGCTGTGATCTCAACCACCGGGTGCTCCAGACCATTCTGGATAGAGCCGAGGGAGTTCAAGCCGCCAAGGCGGCGGACTCGAACCTCTGGGTACTCTCGGTGCTCGACGTTATCAGACCACGTTCGGACGTGGATGCCTGGGCCTAACCCTTCTCGGAGGAGGGGCAGTACAATGTCCTGAACCCTGGGTGTGAGTTTCGGAATCATGCTGCCTCCTTACAAGCTAGCAACAGCGCCTCGGATAATTCCGAGCTTGCCTTCGATGATGAGAGCCTTGCCCTTGGGATCGTCCAGATGCAGGAAGGCGTCTGAGATAGAACCCTTCGTTACCGAGATGCTCGATGGTGGCTCATTGGGTTGACGGGTGCGGTCGTGGTTGCGATGATGGGGCTCGAGCTTGGCCTCGGCGATGCCCTTAGCCGCCGTCATGCGGGCGAAATTGTACGCGCCAATGCCTGGGTTGTTGCGAACGATCTTGCGGTAGGTGTCCGACTCAGATCCGTACCATTGGATGTGTGCCAAGCTAGCTCCTCCGCAGCGTGTAGTCGAGGTGGCTAGTGCGTCTAGACATTCGGTACTCGGTAGGATACCCGAAGACCTCCCAACGCTTGCCATCCTTCATCAGGTAGCTTTGTGGACCGATCTTCACGCCAGCGTCCTCGCGCCGAACACGCATCCGAGCGACGTTCTCCGAGAAGAACCCCTCGGTCATTTGCTCCTGGCGCCGAGCGGCTGTGCCGCTCTCACCGTGAGCCTGCCACATCACCCACAAGCGCTTCGGCTTGTCAGATGGGTGAGTGAACGTATTGCCGTCCCGATCTCGGGTAGCAACCTCTGGGTAAACATCCACCCAGCAGTTGCCCTTGTCAAGAAGGCTCACTAGACCTCCCACGGGGGCTTGGGGCCAGCGTGAACCACAGTCACACGCTGGCGCACACCTAACCGTTCCCACTCCTCATCGAGAATCTTCAGACGCCCGTCCGCGAGACTGCCGTAGCGCTCGTAGATGTAGTTACCATCGGTCTCGCTCTTGAACCCTTCTGGGTTGCTGAGGAGGCGGATAACCGCATCGCAGCAGACGGCTTTAACCACGCGAGCGTACACCGGGTCTGCAACGGCTCGTGTGTTTAGATCCTCAATCCGGGTTCGGAGGAGGTCAAGGGCGTCCTGTAGCCTGGCCGAGGCGACCTTCCGCTCAACGTCGGTGAGATCCTCGGAGGATGCCCACCTAGCTTCTAGATCCTCGACCGTAACCATTACTTCTCGACGACCTTCACGAAAGCCTGTGGGTCACGCACAACCAGGCCGAATTCGGCCTCCGCACGAACGGCCACAAGGTTGTTCTGCCACAGGCTGACCAGACCGGAACCATCCTGAGCGTCAGACAGATCCAAGGTAGCCTGATCGGAAACGTCGAAGGTGATACCGCCGACCTGGCCCCAGATGATCTTGCTGAAGTCACCCATGAAGCCGCGAGTCGTGCCGGAACCAATGCCCTTACCGAGCAGGGCCGGGCGGCCAAGGATGCGGCCCTTAGTGGTCAGGGAGTTAGTCTCGACGTAGGTAGGCTCGGTGAACAGCGGACGCCCGTTAGCGTCGAGCGAGCTGTTCATCACAGGCTCAACCTTATCGTCGAGGATAGCCCCTGTCCATTTCTTGCCGTCGTTAACCAGCAAGCTCAGACCCTCGTTGAACGCCTTGTAAGCGTCTGGTTTAGCCGGGGTGCCGTCAACCAGCTTGACAGACTTAGTGGTCTGGTTCATGTGAGCCCCGAACGGGGAGTTGATGCCATACAGGGCTGCATCGTCGAAGGCCTTAGCGAAAGCCTCAGCCACCTTGTTACGCATCGTCTGAGCGTAGTTCAGCGGATTCTCGCGGGCAACCTCAGAGGAGACCACGAAAATAGCGGCGATTTTCTTCGGCTCCATCACGACTTTCTGGAAGCCGCCCTTAGTGATCGGCTTCTGAGCAGTCTCAGCTACCCAGCTGGCTTTAGCCGTGCCGGACCAGACCGGGATAGCCTTGCCGGACGGGCCGAGAGCTTCCTTAGTGGCGAGCTGCTGTACGAACGAAACGCGCGCGATCTCATCGAAGATCGGCTGGGCAACTTCGGGGGTGAGAAAAGTACTAAACTCTGAGCGCTTAGTTACGTTACCCATGTTAGCGGGCATGGAATCTCCTTCAGGTTAGTTTACAGCGGAGGTCAGCAGGGCTACCAGCGGATCTCCATTGAGGGGCAGTGGGGCTGAACCTTGCGACGGGTCGGTAGCTCGAGCTGGGGCGGGGTCGGAGCCAAACAGCGCCTTCAGCTTCTCCGCGTGGGCTGCCACCTCTTCGGCGGTGTCGCCCTTCAGCAACGCGGCGAAATCGTCCAGCTTGTCGCTGCCAATGCCTACGTTGAGAGCTGCACGGAGGCGTATCTCCCCCTGACTGAGAGCCCGTACTTCAGCCTGCGAGGCTGCCAGTTTCTCTTCCAGTTCGGTAACCTTTGTCGTGTATCCCGAAGCCTCCTCCTGGGCCTGCTTCAGAGCGGTAGCAAGGTCATTCTTCTCGGAGCGATACTTAGCCGCTTCCGAGTTAGCTTTCGTGATCTGGTCACGTGCCCAGTCCGGGAGCTCCTGGCTCACGTTCTCGGCGGTCGAGGTGTCTTCACTCATGGTGATTCACCTTTCTAGGCTGCCACCTGGGCATCCTGTAGAAGTTCTTGTATTCTGCCAGCTTCCACCTCTCGGCGGAAAGCCTTTCTAGCCTCGTGGCCTCGGTACCCCTGGCGCCGTGTGACGTCATTCCAGAGCGCTTCAGCAGCCTGCCAGCGTTCCCGGCCTTCCCAACTCCTGGTTGTGAAAACGGGGACAATCTTGCAGTCGCAACCGTCGTGCCACGCATTCATTTGTTCGCCTACAAGCTCGCCGCCCCCGGCGTCGAACTCAAATCGGGCGCCCGCGGTCTTAGCAGTCTTGTAGACAGGTCCTCGAGAAGCTAGCATCCAGCACCAGCCACACGTCTCCGCGCCGGTCGGTACCCGGGCCCAGCCTCTCACGAGGCGGGACTTGCCATTAGCTTCTCGCTTGTCGTTAACCTCGTCGTGTAGGTCATCGAGCGAAATCTCGGAGGAGGTGAACTCGTCGTCTTCCTCCCAGATAATCTGGTCGTCGAGAGCTTCATCAACATCGCTGACAGCCCGCAGGATCTCCCGTCGCCCCCCGTTCTCAACCGTCCTAGCCACACGCAGTGCAGCCCGCGCCACCTCGTTAGCCGTCGTATTCGGCTTCATCATGAGGGGGCGAACCTCCTCCATGTCCTTAACGAACCTCTCGAAGGAGAGTCGAGGAAGGGGTCGGTTTGGCATGGGGGCGTCGGTAACCTTGGCCCGCTCCTTCTCGTACAGCCGTCGAGCCAGGTTGGCTCCGTAGGTGTAACGGGAAGCAACTTGCGGGAAGATCGTTTGCAGTAACAACCTCCAGATGGGGAGGGTGACCTGCCTCGAAGCATAACCCGCGAAAGTCGTTGTGACCGACCTAATCACTGGGGCTACGTTGGCCGCCTGCGCGGCCTCTAACTCAGCTAGGTTCATCGCTCAACGGCTGTTCATACATAGCGTTCAAGGCGTTGATGGGGTCTGTCTTATCCTCAGCCTCCATGCGGCGTCGCTGCTCAGGTGAGTAGCCCGCGTCGATACGCGCCTGCTCCTTAGTGATGAAGCCAGCGCCGTTCGCGTACTTCTTAGCTGTAGCATCAGCGATAGCAGCAACCGTCGGCGTCGAGGGGTCGCGCCACAGTGCCTCCATGCGGAAATCATCCAGCGAGAGCTGTCGGCCCATGACCAGCAGGGCAACGCGCATAGCGCGTTCCCAGGCATCCCCGAACTGTACAGTCAGGGACTCACAGGTGCGAACTAGCCGGGTTTCCGCTGCTCGGATAGCCTCAGCAGATGCTGGGTTGTCGGAGGAGCTGGAAAGGTAGCTCGGGGGCAGGCCCGTGTAGACGGCCGCCATGCGGAGAAGCTGGTCGATAGCCTCGGTGAAGTTCCGAAGCTCCGCTGCGTTCAACTGGGAAACCTTACCCTGGGGATCTTCGATTGCGATGTAGCTGTTGATGTACAGCTCCAGCGGTGACTTTGTGTCACCCTTAATCTCATTGGCTGAAGCGCCAAAGATCACACGCTGAGGTGTAGCCATAAGCTCGGAGGTAGCCTGCATGTTCATGAGGATGCGGCTAGCGGCGTCGGTGACCGACTGTATCTCCTCGGTGATTATCGAGGTGCCGTACAAGTCAGCGCTGTTGCTGCGACGAACCACCGGCACAACCGGCACAACGCCTAGGCCGTGCTGCACGGTTTCTGCAACCTTCAGCTGCCCCTGGTCGCGGAGGAAGTACTCAGTGCGATCAGGGAAGTAGAGGGTAGCAGAGGCTACCTGGTTACTGTCATCAAGTACCTTGCGGACGGCCCACAAGACCTCCCCCGTTCGGGGGTCAATCTTAGCGAAAAGTCCACGAGGCGACTCAACCTTGATGACCGGAATATCGGGGACTCGCAGCGGGTTAGCTTCATCTTCCTCAGTGGGGGCTGAGATCGTGATGTACGATCGGCCATACACGAGAGAATCTGTTACCTGGTTCACCATCTGGGAATCCAGTGAGTTAGCTCGGTACCATGCCCAGAGCTCATCGTCCCCAGAGGTGGTAGAATCTCCGCGCTGGAACCCCTCGAGGATCAGCCGCTCAGCGATCGCACTCACGTAGATACGCGGGATACCCACCTGTGCCAGCAGCTTACGAAGCTGCGGCGGCGTGGCGATGCCGATTGCCATGTCGCGAGCCTGAGCATTGTAGTAAGACCAGAGCCTCGGGAAGTTCATCTGGTACTTGTCCATCTCGTTAAACGCCTGGTCGAGAGTGATCTCGACCGGCTGAGCGTTTACCATGTGATAGCTCCTCCTCCGGTGCCGTTTCGTGTCTTTCGGTCAAGCAGGTACTGCTGCCTAGCGCCGAAAGCCAAAACCGCTGTTACGGCCCCGTCAATCTTCCGGCTGGAGTCCTTCGACTCCTTGCGGATGCTGATAGCATCCCAGGGGGTTGGGTGTCGGTGAGCGTTCAGAACGTACCACCGAAGCAGAGGATCACCATTGTGAGTAGCCTCACCCGACAGGATCGCATCGACGAACCTCTCGCAATCAAGCGCGAAGCGTTTCTGCGACCCGCGCATATCGAAGCCGATAGGGCTATTCGGGCTTGCCCAAACCTTCAGCTTCCTCTTATAATCCCTGCTCCAAGCGTCGATGTACGACTCCATCTCGTGGACGTCCGAACGGAACGCCACAACCTTGTAACGCTCGAACAGCGAGCGGACAACCGCATCCACATCCTCGCGGGGAACCAACCCATCGGGCATCTTCTCCGGGTTCCACGTCCGAAGGAGGAACACAGCACCGTCGCTGATGCGACAAGCCGAGATAGCCGTATGGTCGTTCGACTTCGAGCCGTCCAAGCCAAGTGCGATCTTATCTCCAGGCTGGAGCTTCAAGCCCTCTCGGTAACCTGAATCCCACTCAGCGGGGGAGAACCAGGCATCTTCAGCGGCGTTGATCTGATTCAGGAACTTGCGCCGCGACTCCGACACCTTGTTACGGATATCGAGGATGTCGTCAATAATCAAGTCTACGTCGAGCCAGACTGCATCTCCTCGGGCTACCAGCAAGCCCTGGCGCAGAGACTCAAGGCCAGCGGCGAATCCCTCGGGATCTTCCTTCTCCGACGGGATCTCACCAACAGGCGTGTCTGAAGGTGCCTCTAAAGCGTCATACAGCAGGCGGGTGTCTACAGCCTCGCCCGCTAGAGCTTTCTGGTATGCATCCCAGTCAGCCTCGCCTACACTGTCCTGGCCCGGCACATGAGCGTTGCAAATGCTGAGACTGCGACACGAGCCATAAGCTGATTTAGTGACGTTACCGGCGATGACGTTGGCCATGTCCTTACCTTGGTTCGACTCGATCCACCACTGCGTTTCGTTCTGCACAACGAACGTCGGACGCTTGCCTTCCAGCGCCATAGGTGAACTAGTCACGCCTTCGATCATCTTTCCCCGGTTGTCGTAGACAATCGTCTTGTTGACGTCGAGTCCGAACTCCTCCTTCATATGGGGGGAGATCAGCGAGGGGAATAGTGTGAAGGTGTTCCGCGTCTGATCATTGGAGACTGCAGCAATCTGAACCCAGGGGTCATACTTCGGCCTGCCAACAGCCTGGCCCTCAGTATCGAAATGGGAAAATTCCACCGGGCCTAGAAGCTCCGCTAGCGACAACGCGCCGACCAGGGGGTCCTTGCCCCACCCCTTCATGCGCCTCAGCGTGCCAGAGCGGTAGACAAACCGCCCGTCAGAATCGACGGCATACCACCAGAGGATGAAACGAGCTTGTTCCATCGTGGGCATGAACGGCTGGCCCGCATAAGGCCCGCCGGGGGTAAGTACATACTTGTAAAGCCAGTTCAGGATACCCCAACCGAGGGTGTGCTCGGGGAGGATCCAGTCGCCGTTCTCGTCAGTGGCCCACGTCGGGCCGATAAAGTGCGGTGCCGCCATTACCAGCCTCTCGTCGCTCACGCCACTCTACGAATGTTTGGAACGGAGGTGGTGGAAGCTCCAGGCCTTTAGCCGCGGCCCAAAGCTCGATACCCCGCATTAGGCGTGTAACCCAGCGGATGTACTCGAATTGCTCACTCTCCGATTTTTGTAGTTCAGTTATCTGTTCCTGGAGACGTTTCTCCAGTTCGATCTGCCCCTCTTCGAGGGATCGAATACGCTTCTCTGTGTACTCCTCTTTCTTCTTTCGGCTATTTTCCTTTGTCCGGGAGAGCCACTGGAAAGCAGCGGGAATCCCACCAAAGCGCTCTTTTAACGTGCGCTCCGATAACAGGGCTGTTCCGCCGAAGATGAAGAGAAGTGCCAGGGTGAGCCACTGAATACCCGGGTGTTGAGGTAAATTCGGTAAGTGCGTCACCCAGTCCACTATCAGGCTCCTTTCAGGTACAAAATGTGTTACCCGGCTGCACCCCGCTTCGGCGGGGGAGCCTCTAGCCTGATGCAGTGGGTTTGTTGCTACCTATCAGTAGCGGCCAGCGTTGTTCCCGATGGAGGGCGCAACCTGGTCATCATGAATCTCGGAGCGGACAGCCGCGCCGTATTCATTGATCTTGTTGATCTGAGAAGCAGACCAACCATTTCGGGTTTTCTTAACCCCGAAGACTGTAAGCAGGAAGCCTACAATCAGGATACCAAACTGAACACGCTCATCTGTAGCGAACGGCTGGGTACCCAGCCACGCAAGCAGAGTTGCGACGAAACCGACAGCGGAGGTGATGGTATTCGCATTAGCGCGGAACCAGCTCTGCTTCTCGATTTCAGAGTTCAGGAAGTCAGCAAGGAAATCAACCTCGCGGAGTTTGGGGAAAGCCATTTAGGCTCCTTTCTGTTGCTCCAGTTTTTCTACACGCTCATTCAAGGACTTCAGGAGGCTGGACATGCTAAGCACAACCTGAAGGGTCTGGTAAGCGTGCGAATCAGCGTTCAGAAGAGCGTCGAGCGGTGTCATATCAACCGTCGAGCCGGGAACGCGGGAGCGGTAGCGGCGATCCAAACGGTCGAAATCCACTTCAGTCTCCTCTTTCTTGCCCCCGAACGGGGGGTTGTCAATGTACTTGTTGACTCGTGCGCGGAAATCGTTCATGTCGATTCCGCCCGGATCCCACTTCCCTTGGGCCGCGCCCGAATACTCCTTGTGACCCAGCAGAGTATCGGGGGTAGCTCGCTTTCCGAGGAACCAGAGGATCGCAGCGCAGCAGCGGTAGTAGGCGTCTAGCATGGCTGGTGGCCAAGGTGAGGTGCCGTCACTAGCTGCTTCGATGCCGATGGAAACCTGGTTGGCAGCATTGGTGGGCCAGTTAGTGAACCAGCCAGCACCCGCGTGCCATGCAATACCGACGCCAGTTAAGACTGCGGTACCGTCTCGGTTAAGGTGAATCTGACTACACAGCCCGAGTTCTGGGTGCTGAGCAATGTAGCCGGGGATGTCAGTGTTCGTGCCTGTGTGGTGCACGACAATTCCTTGAATGCGCCCGAAGTCGCCGTGGCCGCGATCACGCCAACCCGGCCACTCTTGGACGCGGACACCAAACTGCTTCAGTACTTCAGGCAGGAACGTCGGGTCGCCCCGCCAATTGGGGTTGGGGTTTACCATTACAGCTCCTCTACTGTTACAAGGGTTTGGACTTTGCTCGTCGCGTTGGTGCCGACGCGGATAGCAACTTCAGGATGCCCGCTCTTTGCAGTCCACATCGTGGTGTCTACGTCTAGCGAAACAGCCTTCATATATACTGTAGACGTCTCATTGCCCAAAAGAGCGTCACCTTTGGTCACTGTGATGTTCGTCACGGTGAAATTATCAATGCCCTGAGTGGTCTCAGGAGTGTACTGAGGCGTCACAGTAATGCGGTATCTACCCGTTCCTAGCTGGAGTTTTCCACCTTCAAGGTTCACTCCTCCGCCTTGGACCGACGTTAATTCAACGGGGGTAGTAGGAGGGGTAGTTTTGTCAGTCGAGACCGTCGCCGGGCCGCGGAAAATCGCCTTAGCTTGGCCCGCCGATGGGTCACGATTCGTCCACTTGATAGCCTCGTCGATCATCCACGGAGCAGGCACAGAATCCCACGGGTTGTTATTGGCGTCCTCCGCGCCACCTGAGAACGTATCGTCGGTGACGTAGATCGAAGCAACGTTAGACTCGCTAGCCTTCTTCAGGATAGCCCTCATCTGATCCTGCGTAGCATTGTGGATCGCATGGAAGAACCGCGTCGGAGGATACTTTCGGTACACATCAGGAGTGACAGGAGCTTCAGCATCGTTCAGATACTTCTCGGCCTTCTCCTCGAACGACATCAAAATGTCTGTAGCGTTCAGAACATCCTCAGTCGTGTTGGTGCCTGGGTTGCCCATCACGACGAACTTCTCGCCGTACTTAGCCTTCACCGTCTTGTAGATGCGCTGGTAGAACGGAACCAGGTTCTTAGAAGTGCCCCAGCCATTCACCATCTCATCTAGGAAGACGCCAGTCACGCCGTACCACTGGACATACTTGTCGATGTCTGCCAGCACGCTCTCGACCTTCACGGTCGCCTTGATCGTCCGAACGTAGCCCAGCATGGGCTTCCTGTACGGGCGCAGCTTATCAACCAGCGAAACGAAGTCGTGTTCCTTCTTATCGCCCACCCCCGAACGGGGGTTGATAATGAAGAAGGGTGCCTTGTCGATGTGGTCAAACACCGTCTTCCACTTCGAGTTCGTGGCGAAATCTTGATCCGCCCACCAGTAGGTGACCGGCACCCAGTGCCGAGACGCTGCATCCAGAGGCAGAGGAGTGTAATCCTCCTTCGGCCCAACCGTCACAGCATCAGTGTAGTCCGGTACATTCGGATTCAGGTTCAGGTTCTGGATGAACGCCTTCTTCGGATCAATCGAGCCAGGCGCCGCCTTGTTGCCCGTGATCGAGTTGTTGCCCACCTCGGAACGCTGGTGACCCTCCTCCAGGTGGATCTTCACCATGTGAGCCGCATAGGACTCATCAATCGTCTTGCGGTAGTAGTTGTTCGACACAACACAAGAGTTCGGGTTGTAGATCGCTACAGCCGCCCAGTCAGCCGGGCGCTCCTTCAGACGGGTGAAGTTCTCCCCGCCAACGTCCTGGATGTGGTTGCCAGTGATGATCGTTCCAGGACCCGAGCATGCGACACCGTGGTTCCACGCCTTGCCAATCATGTTATTGGCTACGAGTGAGTAGGCGCCTACTGAGATCCCGTTATCCTTCGAGACAGGCAGCGAGTTGTTCGTGATCACAGCATTGTGACACCCGATCGTAAGACCAATCGGCTCAAACCCAACGGAGGAGTCTGCCATCTCGACAGTGTTGTTTGAGATCTTCAGGTAGGTAGGGCTGCCGTTGTCGTTTCCCGTTCCTGCAATGCCCATGCCGCACGAGATGTTGCGGAGGTAGTTATTCTCAACACTTACGCCGAAGCTGTTGTCCTTCACCAGCACACCGTAGCCGGAAGCCTGGTTGTTCTCAGTCTGCTTGAGGCCCGCGCCGTCAACGCGGCACTGACGGATAGAACTGCTGGTCACGCCCGTGACCGCCACGCCGACAGCCTTGTAGCCCTGCATGATGAAGGCAGACCCGCCACACTGCTCGACAGCCACACCCTTCAGGTGCACGTTCGAGGCATTGGTGATCTGGAAACAGTGCTGCGGTTTCTTGGCTTCGGTCCACTCCATCTTAACGAGCAGATCCTCGATCTGAAGATTCTTAGTGCCGTCGCCCGAACCCACGAGGAACGCTGCAGGCGCCGTGTCTTGCGGAGGTGCCCACTTCAGGATCGTTGATTCGCCCTGGCCGCGGATCGTTTTGCCAGACGCCTTACCGATCAAGACCGTGGTCTCCAGCTCGTACTCGCCCGCCGGGATCTCAATCGTCTTAGCCGCCGGGTTGGTGATCGCCGCGTTGATAGCCGCCGCAATCTTGTTTGTGCCAGCCGCTGGCTTCACGATGAACACGCCCTCGACACCCGTAGGTGAGGGGAGCTTCTTCACAGCAGCTTCAACAGCTGCATTCACAGCCGTTGTAACAGCGTTCTGATCGACGGCACCTCCACCTTGTGGCGGATTAGCCTTCAGCCACTCCTCCGCGGCCTTCTCAGCCGCTTTCTTGATCTCCTCCGGGGAAGCTTGCGGAATCGCCTTCAGAGCCTCTGTGAGCTTCTGATCGAGCGTCTGGGTAAGCTGGCCCTTCAACTCCTCCTTCAGGCCGTCAGACGCGCCCTGAATGGTGCTGAGGGCTGTGTCCCGAGCGCCTGCTATAGCGCTCTCCGCGGCAGAGCCTGCACCTGAGATCTTGCTGAGAGCGGCATCGCCTGCATTTGAGATCTCGGTCACAACCTGAGTAGCTCCTGAGACAGCCTGAGTGGCCGCCGTAGCTTGCTCCTTCACCTGTCGGATAGCATCACGCACCCCGTCAAGCTCACTCGGAGGAGCAGACGGGTTCTCGAGCAGATCCGAGAGGTTCACAGTCTCCACCGCTGGCACCATCACGCGGAACGTGAAGTACCGGCCCGCCGCAAACAGGCGGATCGTAGCCTCACCGGGGGTGACTCCGGTGAACTCAGCCTTGCCGTTAACGAGCGGCTTAGGGTCTGAGGCTTCGGGCACCAGGATACGGGTCGTGCCAAAGGCTGGCGTGGCCCCTGAAGCTGCAACCGAGACGGTCCCCTCGACCGCTCGGCCCAGCACGGTCTGGAAGTCACAGATGATGTTAGCCAATCTGACGCCCTTCTAGTCGTTGTCGGAAAATTTCAGCGATGTCTACGACCTCAGCAGCGCTCTTATTGCGTTCGATTTCCAATCGGACACGACGCCGCTCACCCTCTTGCAGGAGCGCGTTGCTGAACAAAGTGTTCACCTGCTGGAGCATCGCGGGAGACGGGCGCTTGGACTTAAGCAGCTGGTCAGCGAAATGTAGGGCGAACTCGAGAGTTGCCCAGTCCGAAGGTTCGTAGTATTGAGCCTGGCCGCTCTCAGCGGCTGCATTCCACAGACGCTTCACGAGGTAGTGAGGGTCCTCAATCCCCAGCTTAGGCTGGTTAACGGGCCCTGCTAAGGAGATAACTTCGACGTCGTTCTCCTTGTTCCGGCGTATGCGCTCCGAACTGCGCTTAGGTACTGGTCCTGGCACTGGTGTCTCCTGGGTGTTTTTCTGCTGGTCGTAGACGTAACTCTCGCCGTCGCCTAAGGGCTTCGGCGGATTCGCGCTGCGTCTTAGCTTTGTGACACGCAGCACATAGGGATTGCAGGTTACTAGGGTCGTGGTTGTTACCGCGCCGTATGTGGTCCACGTCGGTGGCCGTTCGGCTACAGCCCGGTCCCTGAATCTGGCAGATCCAGCGATCGCGCTCCAGCACGAGTCGGCGTAGCGCGTTCCAATTCGCGGGCAATTCGCTGCGTCGGCGGGATGTCCAAACCATGTTCCGGTCTCCTGCGAGGTCTGGTTGGGGGCTAGAATCGCCAGAATCGGGCCTGTGAGGCCCTCTGAGCGACTTTCTAGGCTTCCCTGGGTGGTTGTAAGGGTAAGGGGGTCTCAAGCCGTTAAAACGGCTGTTTTGAGCTGGGGCCGCCGGGTAGTTGTTCTATCCGGTTAAACCCGGTCCCTCACGTCAACGCAACGCCTTGCACCTGCAAGGCTTGCATTGCCCTTCGGTCAATCCGAAGGTGAGTGAGATACGAGCTTTTCAAGCTCGCGCGCTAAGAGGCCCCCGCAAGGGGCCTCGTAGCTAGTTCTCCGAAGGAGGTGTATTTACCACCTTTGGAAACAATTCATGTTTTCCGAAGGTGAGCGAAGTATTTCTTTCTTTTAGCGCTATCGCTAGATAGCGCTTTTCTTTCTTTATCTTAGCGCTTTAAGCTCTTTTATTGAGCTTAAAGCTAGATAGCTTAAATAGCTAAGCTAAAGCGTTCTTTCGTTTGTTACTACAGAACGCTTAGATACGCTACGCTTAGCTCGCTGCGCTAACCCCAACCCCCTTACCCCCTTCCCCTTAAGCTCTCAACCTAACTGTAGACGTCTCAAACGCCAAAAGAGCGTCATCTAGCTAGTGTGACGTCAGACACACATAGATAAGTGCAGGTCAGGAGAGTGAGCGGGGGTAATTCAAGACTACCCCCGTTAGCTATCTCGGGGCTCCGCCGCCGAACGCGAGCGGGGCCCAGCGATCGCGGGCCAGGCGCCCGCACAGTGCAAACCACAGTGCTAGATAGCAAATGCATTTACACTCTTACCCACCTTTGAAAGCTAAATAGCCGCCTCAAAGGGCGGCCTCTTTTAAGCGAATTGGGGGCGCATATCCCCCTTTATCCACCTCCGAATAGAAACAATTAGCGTAGCGAAATGCTTTATAGAGATTGTGTTGTCCATCACTCCTTCGATGGTGAGCGATCCGGGGGCGCGCAGCTGATCGTTCGCTTAGGAACCCGTACAGCCGGGCGGAGGCGCACTACGTCCCGATGCCTTGCGGGGGCGGGGGCACACCCCCCTGGGGGCGTGGGCAAGCTCACACGCGGGGGTAAACACGCAGCTAGGAGCGCTAGCGGGGGCGCTCACAGCGCTAGACAAACCCAAGAGAGCGGGGGTAGCGGGGTTGTACTTACTAGCCGGATGTGGTAGAGTCCGCGCACACCCGTGCGGGGGTAGTAAAGGGGTCCGAAGCGAGAGCGCTAGCAGCGCGCCGACAGACGCGCTAAAGCAGCGCTAGCGACACAGCGAGAGAGCGGGGGCAAGCCAGCTAAGCAAGCAGCAAGCAAGCCCTCCCTGCACTAGCCGGTGCAGGGCAAGCCGAAGCCGGTAAGCGGGGCGATACGTCGTAGTGACGCTGCAACCACAACACGGTGACGTGGTGGGGACGGGGGTAGTTCATTCACCTCTGACCAGCTGGTTTGTAGTAGTCGTTACCCCCGTTGTTGACAGACTAGCGGGGTGTGCGTAGATTAAGTCATGTCAGCGAGACAGCGACAAGGTGTCAAGCAGACAGACTCCAGTACCGGCCTGGTAGTCAGACCAGCTAGAACAGCGGGTTTGACAGAACACCGGAAGCGTGGTACAGTGAGAATCACTCCAGCAAGATAGAGCTTGCTAGGCCAGCCTCCATCAGTTAGCCGAAATGGAACTGCATAATCGCGGGGTTGACACGCAACAACAGCACCTCACCTCAAGGTGAGGGGCAGAGTCTGCTAGAGTGAACACCAGCGACACACCACCGGGTGTGGAGCAATCTCACAGAGTGAGGGGTCAGGGAAGCACTACCCCCGATAGGGGGAGGGCAAGGACTTGACAAGCTCCACCTAGTGAGCTAGACTAGGAACCGTCAAGCGGAACTGAGCAGTACCGCGATAGGAAGCTTGACAGTGCTGTATGATACGGCTCCTCCTTTGAGGAGAGCGAGGGCGGCAAGGTCCCGAACCGTGACGTAGATTAAAGGCTACGGTGAGGTTGTAGGAAACCAGCTGCTAATAGAATCTAAGGAAGTGCTAAGCACCTGCACATGAAAGCTTGATGTAGGTGTAAGGACTGCATAGTCCCGAACCGCACAGTCCCCCAACAGCGTAGACCTAAAGGTCTAAAGCTGGAGTCGGGGGTACGATGGAGAGGGTACGATGGTCTGGCGCTTCCTGGTAACAACTACCTTAATCCCCCCATTTGGGGGCGAGAGAGTGTAGACTTACCAGTGTCTAGGGGCGTAGCCCTGATTTTCCTAGTGGTTGGGGTTGCGTGAGCGGCCTCGCTGGGGGTGGTATCCCAGTCCCTAGGCACTTGATAGGTCTGCAACAGAGATGCAAGGTCTAGTGATGTACCATCGACTACACCAGTAGGTGGTCATGGATTCCACGAAACAAGGTCTGTAAGCGTCTGTGAGCGCTTTAAACAGCCAACCCAATACTTGATACCCAACGGCCCTCAAAAGGGCGTGAAACACACCTAGGAGGGCACTACACTATGGAGGATTACACACCATGTTCGCATTCATCGTTGAGCTTTTCGTCAACCACAGCTATGTTCCTGCTTTGGACGCTTTTGGTTTCGGTGAAGATAGCTTCATTGTTGATCAGCTGATCCGCGCAAGTGAAGTAGTGTTTGGGCTGAACAGCCCCCGCTTCTAACTCAATCAACCTCCCAACTTGCCCACCCCCCCCCTCGGGGGGGGGGGGGCCCGCCCCGAAGAACTAGGAAAATGCGCTACGGAATGGACGAAACCTAAAAAGCTGTTTACCAAGGTCGGCTAGCTTCCATCAAGGAAGCAGCTACAACCTACTACATGGAGTGGGACGACTAAGCCAAGCCAGTAGGTGACCACTTCGCCACCATTGTAAGATGGTGGCGGGGGAGTGGTCTACTGACCAGCACTTTAACCACCACCCCCTAATGGGGGGAGATACTAGGGAGGGCCCCATGCCTAACAACCGCCATGATTACGATTTGTGCGTGTGTGAAGTGACGCGCGCTACATACATGGCTATGCTGAATGAGTTCCGCACCATCAATCCGAATCTACGCGACCGTGTGGACGATCCACCGGTGGAAGACGACAACATCACCTACCTAGCCCTTGTTGGCAAGGCTAAGGGCGAGAAATGGCACCCCCTGTTTGGAGGCAACCCGTTCGACGATCAGCGGTTGGGAGCCGGGTGGGTGAACACCACTACCGGATACGGTGGCGGTCTGTTCAAGACGCGACTAGACGTGCCAGTACCGGTGGCTAAGGTGCTGCAGGAATCCCGAAAAGCTTTGGGCATGACTCACCTAGAGTGCTTCGACGGCAAACTCCGCGAGACCTACGCAAAGCAAGGCTTTGTCACTGTAGCTCGAAGCCCGTTCAACCGGGAGTATGCCCCTGAAACTTGGAACTATAACACCGAAAGTGAGCCCGACTACCTGGTCATGGCCTTGCCGGGTTCACCTACGCACAAGCACTACACCAACAACTAGGAAAAGTTATGGCATACAACCTTGATAGGCTGAAATGGGAAGACGCTCCAAGGGACTGGTTCGCGTTTGGCCACGCTATCGTAGCGAACCTACCTGACTTCGATCCAAAGGAGGGGCTGCACGTTATCGTGCGTACTCCCCACACGTCGGGGCAAGAACCAGAGATGCTAGCTCCGGCTAGCCCTACGGGGCTTCGCACCCCATCGGGGTGGGCTTCATCTGAAGATGAAAAGGAGTGGCCGGCGCTTGACGACCTGTTCGGGCGTGAGCATTGGCAAGCGTTCCTAGACAAGTATCGGATTCCGCGAGAACCTGCTTAGTGCTTGATCACCCAACCTCCCCTCGCCTTTAGCGAGTGTCGGAGAGTGGGGAGTGGAGTACTAGACACAGAGAGAAAAAGGTATGAGAGAATTACAACGACTTCTTGCTGAAGTCGAGCAGAAACTAGAGCGGACCCATCTGGAGTGGTTCCGAGGCGTTCCCGATCCGATCCAGCCACTGATAAAGGGTTGGTCGAACGCGCAAGTGTGGGCTTTAGCAGGGCCCCAACTGAACACCCTGTACACAGGACCGGAGGCTACAAAGCCCGCTTTGTGGCAAGACAGTTTCCTGCACCCGATTGTGTATCGGGCGGCATATGACGTAGGAGGGGCAACAGCGGCTCCTGAAAAGGTTTGGATAGAGTCTGTGCCGCGTGACGCTATTCTAGCTACCGCTAAGGAAATGGCGGCCAACCCGGCTAGCAACGTGCTTGACTTTGTCAGTCAGACCACGCGGGTGCATGAGCACGCCCTACTTGCGTCTCCAACGACGCTGATTCAAATGCCGTTGGAGCGTGCAGCCATTCAGGCTCACCGAAAGGGCTTTGAAGTGTTGTCAAAAGCTATGACCGAGTGCGCCGAACTGCTTCACGTGGAGGCGCGGAAGTATTGTGAAGCTGTTGACTTGCGTTGCAGTTCTTTCACTGGAGGGTGGGTATAAAGGTATGAGTCAGTTCACCATTGATGTGCTCGAGCTTGCTGTCAAGCAAGGGCGTGCTGTAACGAACAGCACGATGTTCAGCTTAGCTATCGCTGAGAGTTCCTTGAACAAGCGAGAGTATGATAAGAAAAGCTATGATGCAGCTGTTGTGTTTGCTGCTTCGATGCAGCCTCACCTACTTGATGAATGGGTGAGGGCGTGCTACGCAAATAGAGCTGCCCTTAGCAACGACTTTGTGGAGTTCCTCCACAGAGCATACCCCGAGCGCAGGCCAACCGCCGCCTACTCTAGCGTGTATGGTGCTGCATTAAGCTTGCGGGTTGGCTTTTCCAAGCATCGTGCGGCTCAGCACCAAATTCTTGATAACCTGATAGACGAAACCTATGAGATTTTAGGTAAGGAAAAGGTATGAACACGGGTAACACGCTAGCCTGGTTGCAGGGGCTAAGTGCTAGGGGCTTGATCCAACCGACGGGCGCAGAACGCTTCAGCACCTACCCCCGCCCCGGTCAGGAGCCTGACACTTTGACTCCGGCTATGTCTAGGAAGCTGATAGCTCAAAGATTGGCACGGTCGGCCAAGGGTAATATCGCCCGTATTCCGACGAAAAGGTATCGCCAAAGGGCAGCCCACAAGGCGAAGCAGCTGGGGAGAGTCCCCCACAGCTCACGAATTCTGACCGAAGCCTACCTATCCGAACCCGGCTACGTAATACCTACAGCACCTGGCGATAGATGGGCCTACAATGAGGCCATTTTCATGAGGCACGTCGAGGAGGTTGCCCTAGACGGGCTGGTCGTCCAGCTGGGCTGGACAACTGCAGTAGCTGCTAGTATAACTGACAGCCAACACGATGAGGGTCTTGACACCTTTGATCTTCTAAAAGGTATGATCGCCCGAGTTGAGCAGTCCACACAACCGGCTGTCGTTCACAGCCGAGAAGAAGCAATTGAGGTGCTGGAAGACGTGACACAATATGTCAAAGATGCGTTCAGTAGGTGGGAGGACTAGACGATGACCAAGAACAAGCTTATCGACGTGGTGCTGAATAGTGAGGGCCCACAGTCGGTGAAAGATATGGCGCTGAATTGCGCTGAAGGGCTGCCGTATGGCGCTCGGGAGAACGTTCCGAAGGACGTCCTGCTGCATGAATTCACCTCCGAACTGCAGGAAGCTTTGTCTCATGAGACAGGTTTCACCACCTCCGAGTACCTGCAGTACATCGAGGCTGTGACGGGAGGCTTGCAAGAATGAGGAAGTGCCAAGCCCTAGCGGAGCTACCCGATGGTAGCGTGCAGGTGATCGAGTTTACGGCGTCTGACAAGGCCGTAGACGCGTTGGAAAAGCGGGGGGAGGACTTCCCCCTTATCGAAAGGTTTCATGACGTCCTAGAGGCTGCTGGCCGCGTTGAGGACCGTTTTAATTCAGTACTGCTGGGGGTGCTATGACTGCGGCTATGATGATCGGGGCGTTAGCGCTAGTTCAGCTGGTGTTCGCCTACCTAGCGTGGGTGTGGGAAGAGAACCCGCTTCAAGGGTTCATCTGGACTACCCCGCTGGCGATGAACTGCTTCATCCTAGCGTTTGGTGACGCGGGGTTCTGGCTGATTCCAGCGGTTTCTATCATGTGGGTGACGATCCTGTTCAGTGAGGTTTCCCGAGTGTTCGGATACGGAGTTGAAAAGGCATGAGCGAGTGTGCAACGATTATGACCGAGCTGGCTAGCTGGACCGTAGGGCTAGCTTTGGTAGCGGGTCTTGCTATTCTGGTCTTGTTCTGGGAGGGGTTCAAGTGAGTACGATAGCGGGACTGTTGTTAGGACTGCTCTTAGGCTGGGTTGCCGGGGTATTGCTCGTAGCGTTTATCGAGGTGTGGGGCTAGTGTACGATTCACTCAGGAACTTCACAGAAAAAAGCTTTGAGCTGAACAACTATCGAAAAGCTTTCGTCGAGTTGGAGCTGGCCGATCAGCTGAAAATCTACCAGATGGCCAGCGACCTCTACCTGAACCCCCCTACGGAGGTGGAATGACAGAGAAGGTACAGCTAGAAGCCCCGACGTACAAGCCGGGGCGTCGATCAGTCAGCCAACACAACCAGTACGTGCGGTGTCCGCTTAGCTACAAGCTGTCGAGGATCGACAAGGTGTGGCGGCGTCCAGCGTCCTGGCTGTCGCAAGGTTTGGCTGTGCACGCGGCGATGGAGCATTGGGAGAAGTCGGACAGGACAGCCACCCTCGAAGAGCTGGAAGCTATCTACGAGGATGAGTTTTGGGGAAGCATTGGTGACCAGCAGACGACAACCCCCGACCTCGAGATGTGGTTTGGGAGCGGGCCGTATGATCCGGTGGCTGACGTCGAACGTCGGCGTCGCGTAGGCTGGAAGCAGATTCAAGACCTGATTGCGTACACCACTGACAAAGGTGATCCCGTCTGGACCACCCCCGATGGTAAGAAAGCTATCGAGCTTAAGTTTGAGGTCGAGCTAGGCGGCGTACCGGTTATTGGCTTCATCGACAAGATCGTCGAAACCAACAAAGGTTTGACTGTCCGAGACATTAAGACCGGCGCCAAGCCGGGTGACAAGTTCCAGCTGGCCACCTACGCGGAGGCTATTAGGCTGATGTACGGAGTCACCATCGAGCGCGGAGATTACCACATGGGCAAGACTGGCCGCCCCGGACGGGTGCAGCGGATTACCGCTGCTGATAGGCAGGAGGTTCACGAGCATTTCGCTTGGCTGGAGGAGCAGCTGAAGGCGGGTCTCTTCCCACCAACGGAAGACGAGAGTAAGTGCAAGATGTGCGACGTTGCGGCGTCGTGCCCATTCGCGCGGTAGGAGGAGGAGCTGTATTCACTAGCGCAGAGTTTAAAGAAATCGCAGGAGCTAGGAGAACCGCTACCGCAAGTATGGCCCAGCCTCGGTGTTGAGCTTAGAAAAGGTATGCTGGCGTTGATTGCCGCTGGCCCCGGAACGGGTAAGTCAGCAGTCGCGCTGAACTTTGCAGCACAAGCGGGTGTACCAACCCTCTACTTCTCCGCTGACTCGGATGCTCGCACGCAACTAACACGTGCGTCAGCTGTCCTGACGGGGGAGAGCGTAGAGGATTGCACGAGGAAGCTGGATAGCGGGAAGATTCCGAAGCAGGTCGAGGAGGCTCCGCTGATGTTTGACTTCAGTGCGGAGCCCGACCTAGACGCTATCGAGAAAGCTATGAGCGTTTACCTCGAGTTGTACGGCGAGTACCCGCACCTCGTGATTGTGGACAACCTCGGGGACGTGCGGTACCCCGGTGAGGGGAGCAAGTTCGACGCTCAGGATTCAGTACTTCGATGGTTGAATGGTATGGCTCGGAAAACGGGGAGCTGCGTAGTAGTGCTGCACCACGTCACGAGCTCGTTCAACGATACGGCCCAGCCGATCCCCCAATCGGGGGTGAGAGGGCAGGTAACCCAGATACCGAGCGTGATTATCACGCTCCATCGGGCGGGTAGTTATGATGAGGCTGTGGTTCTTGGAGCGTCGTTGGTGAAGAACCGAGGCGGCAGGTCGGACGCTTCCGGCCAGACGGTAACTCGACTCACCTTCGACATGCGGAACCTACGCATCACCGAGGAAACCAGCGTGGGAAGCACTACGGCAACGGATGGGAGGTACGACCCCTTTGGCTGATAGAAAGCCTTGCATCGACTGCACGGCTGAGGGGCGCGTAAACAAGCGCGCCACACCCTACCCAGGACCGCGGTGTGCAACGCACCACGGTTTGGAGATGAAGCGGCGAAAGCAAGCTTCACGGGAGCGTTCACTGATGAAGCGCTTCGGAATTACGATGGCTGAGTACGAGGCCATCTACGAGCATCAGGGCGGAGTCTGCTACATATGCAGGCGCGCTACCGGCAAGTCACGAGCGCTTGCCGTTGACCACGACCATGAGACCGGGTATATCCGGGGGCTGCTGTGCAGCAGCTGCAACAAAGGTGTGATAGGTCACCTTCGGGACAGTGTCGAGACGCTGCAACGAGCTATCACCTACCTGGAAGATCCCCCAGCCCAGCAAGTAATCGGAAAGAGAGTAGCACCACAGTGATTATCGAGAATGACAACGAGTTCGACGCGGTACGAGAAAGGATTGAGCACGCCCTCCTGACAGGCGCAGATAAGGCAGCTCAGGTTGTTGTGGAGCATCTGAAGCACATACCCGCCGAGATTATTGAGAGTGTTCAGGAGGCTGTTCGCAACGCAGTTGAGGATCTCCGGGACTGCTCGCACGAGTTGATCGAAGATGCTTAGCCGTGGCTATTGAGAAAGTTATCGAGCACTATTTCCCCTCGTTTGAGTTCTCGCCCCGGCGGTTCAGCTGGCAGGCAGTATCGTGCCCCGTGCACGGCGACAGCCACAAATCAGCGAGCTTGAACATTCCCGAGGAAGCCTTCAACTGTCATGGTTGCGGGTTCCGGGGGGACAGCTTGAGGGTGATCCAAACGCAGGAGCCCAACCTTACCTTTGAGGAGGTGTTGAAGAAGTTTGAGTCAATCACTGGAGAGCATCACCAGCACGTACAAGAAAGCTTTGGCGGGGAGTCCCGCCGAGGAGTACCTAGCCAGCCGCTCGCTTTCGGAGGAAAGTATACATAAGTTTGCGCTCGGGTATGTCGCTGAGCCAGCGGTCGGCCACGAGCGTTTTGAGGGGATGCTGGCTATACCGTACCTCCGCCGAGGACCCCTGGGGAGCTGGAAGGTAGTAGGCATGAGGTTCCGGGCGCTTGATCCAGACGTTAGGCCGAAGTACAACCAGCCTAGTGAGCAGAAGATTAGCACGTTCAACCCGCAAGCAGTGCTCACTACCGATGGTGCAGTAGGGATCTGCGAGGGCGAGATCGACGCTATCTCAGCCTGCCAAGTAGGCCTACCTACGGTAGGTATCCCAGGTGCTCAGGCATGGAAGCCCTGGTGGGCTGCTCTCTTCGAGCCAGTCAGCCGGGTTATTATCCTAGCAGACGGCGACGAGCCGGGCCTGGAGTTTGCAGCAAAAGTTAAGGCAGACATACCCCAAGCGGTTATCCTGCCTCACAACGAACGACAAGACACCAACTCGGTGTTGGTGAATGAAGGAGAGGAAGCTCTTGCCGAGCTTATCAACAAATACAGATGAGGCCGCGGTGCTGGTCTACACGGGGCCTGGCTGCGTAGCCTGCAAGGCAACTAAGCGATGGTTGCGGAACCACGATGTAGCGTTCGACGAGATCGACGTCGAGGAGCACCCAGAGGTGCGAGAGCAGCTACTGGCTGAGGGCTTCACGTCCCTACCAGTGGTAGTGATCCGACCAACCGACAACACGGCGGTTGGGTTCCGACCTGAGTTCCTGAAGGAGGAGTTGCTGTGAGCGCGAGGAAGCCGCGCAGACGAGCCACGACTTGCAACGTCACTCTCATTCCCGAGAGTGAGTTTCGGAAGTACCTCGCGGATCAGGGGAATGATCCAGACACCATCGATCATCTAGTTAAGCGAATCCCCAGCTACCTTGGGATGAACCACGAAGGTGAAAAGGTGTGGACGCTAGCTCAGCTTCGAGAGGGGCTGCTGCGAATCCAGCGAGTCGAGGAAGCCAAGAGAGATATTAAGAAAGCTTTGGGTGAGGAAGAATGAGTAAACTAGGAAACAAAGCATCGTTCCTTCAGGGAGTGCTGCTTGTCCCGAACCTTGTGGCTCTTGCAGGGGCCGCATTCGTTGTAGACGGGCCGATTTGGGTTGTCGTAGCTGCACGGGTGAGCCTGGCAGCCTCAGTAGTCCTGTGGGCTGTGGCGGGAGCCGCCTTGATTGCGGCTGTGTTGATCGGGGCTAAGAAGTGAGACAACCCTTATTACTCACCTCTGACGAGGTGCAGCAACAGGCTGTTGACGCGGGGCTGCCGCCCTACGCGGTAGCTGTCGTCACGGGGATGCTACAGCCCGCAGGCACCCTACATACTCGATACTCGGCCCGCGCCGAGACCCTGTACAACTCGCTCGAGGTCGATGGGGCTATCAACCTGCTGAAGAGCAGCAAATTCACTGAGCTTATTCCGGTTCTCCTATGCCCTGGGTTAGGGCGAGGGGTAACCACCCAGGACGATCGAGAAGAGTTCCACTGGGCATCCAGGAGCCCAGAGAGTGACCGAACTGCTGAGGAAGTCTATGCGCGCCTCGATCACTGGGGGCTAGACGTACACTGGGTTGATCAGCCTCGGAAAGCGTTCTACACAGATGAACCGGAGCTTATTCAGTTTATGGAGGCTGTAGATGGCATTGACCAATGAGGATTTCTTCGAGTTGCGGGATATGCTAGACACCCTATACAGAGAGCAGGCTTCAGACTTGGAAGTGTCTACCATTGAAGGACAAGGCACTACAGTTAAGATCGGCCCCACCTCTTACGGGTCTATCATCTTCGGGTTTGGAGATCTTCCGGGCGTACAGCGGGTGACGCTTGCTGGGGACAGCTTCGGAGGTTGGGAAGCTGAGTTCTCCCTCAAGAATGGGGACGTTCTCCGAGAGCTTCGGAGGTACAAACCTGTAGGGGAGCGCCAGCGCCTAGTTCAGGAGGCCGCAGCCTCATTCGGGAGCAAGCTACAATCCGCCGGGTGTCGGGTCAGGTTAATTGGTCCCACCATTTTGGTGGAAGACCCCTGGCTTAAAGCCTACCTGACAGAATTTACCGAGGAGCCCTCCGACAAGGGCGCGAAAGAGGAGCAGCCGGATGCCGTTAACCACCCCAGCCACTACGCTAGTGAGAGAGGGCTGGAGGCTATCGAGGTTATCGAGGCGTTCTTCCACGGGAACGCCTTCCTAGCTAACACGTTCAAGTACATCGCCAGGGCCGGTAAGAAGGGCGGCGAGGCCAAACGCCTCGAAGACCTGAAGAAAGCTCGATGGTATCTAGAGAGGGAGATTAAGCGTGAAGAAGCGCGCGAGGCTAGTTAGGAACCACCCAGCATACGACCCGCAGAAGAGGTGCTGGGTTCGAGTGCTCAGCATTCAATCAGGACACTCTCTAGAAGTTGCTCCGTTAAGTAGCCACCCCTTTCCGCCCTACCTTGTAGAGGCTGACCGGATCGAGCTGTGGCGCCCTGAAGCGGGCTTGAACGAGGTTAGAGGAGAGGCTCTAACCGAGATCCCCGTAGGAAGCAGAGTCACCGTTGGTGATACGGAGTACACCCGAGTAATCCGAGGGTGGCTCGAGCAGGAATACGACAGTCTGGCAGAGTATGAGTACTCGAAGTTCATTCCCGACCCAGGGGTCGAAGACAAAGCTCTCGACCGTTGGAGGATAGATTGCAACAACCACTCAGGAACCCCCTACCTCTTGGAGGCTGATGCATAATGGAGTTGAGATGGGAAAAGTGCCGAGGCAACCGCTATGCCGGTTACGATGAGGACGATTTTGTAGCGCTCCTCAAACCTATAGTATTTGAGCGGGAAGGCCGCGATAGCTTGACGGGCGCCCGAGTATACGAGGACGCCTGGACCTGGGAGCTGTATGATACGGAGATGAATATCCTCCAGTGGGGAGATACCTTAACGCTTGGCAAGGCAAGAGACGCAGCCGAAAAGGGATACGACGCCCGCAAGTATAGCATCTACCGAGCAACAGAGGAGCTATTGAAATGACTGAGTTTAAACACGGCGAGCTGGTGTGTAATGCTGGGGAGCTGTTCTACGTTCGGAACAACTCCGAGGGTGAGCAAGCTTTCCAAGATCCAGAGCGTTAACATAGTGCCCGACGATCCCACTCTTCCCAGCCTCAGCCCGAAGGCTCCAGATGAGCTGCTTTGGTCAAAAAGCTTGAAGGGTTGGGTGATGAAGCTCCCCTTCGGGGACTTTGGCACCTTACCAGACGGGGCTATTGTAAGGCCCCCTGACGGTAAGCTGAAGCCTCTTTCAAAGATTGCCCAACGGGCAAAGGGCCAGAAAGACCTCCGAAAACTGGAGAGGGCTGGAAGGGAGCGATTTACAGATCACTCTCCTTCGACGTTTGGTTTTCTAGCTCGACGGCGCGAATATACCCGGCGATTCCGAAGAATAATTACATCTCGAAAAAGGAGGCATCCTGCGTAGAGTCCTAGTAATCCCGGACACACACTACCCCGATCACCACCAAGGCGTGTTCAAAGCGATCCTGGAAGTAGTGAAGTTTGTGGAACCGGACGAAATCGTTCATATCGGGGACCTGATGGACTACCCCCAACCCTCCCGCTGGACCAAAGGTACACGGGAAGAGTTCGAGGGTAACATCTACCAGGCATCGGAGGGGGCAAAGAAGGCCATTCTCGAACCTCTGAGGGCGGTTTTCGACGGCCCCATCGGGGTACACGAGGGTAATCACGACATGCGCCCCCGCCTGTACCTGGAGAAGTACGCACCGGCGCTTTCCCAGACCGACATGCTGAACTTCGAGAACCTGCTCGACTTCGATGGGTTCGGAATCACGCGGCTGCCAGACTTCTACAACGTTGCTGCTGGGTGGATCACCACTCACGGGCACCTCGGGGGCATCCGCCTCAACCAGAACGCTGGCATGACGGCTCTCAACGGTGCCAAGCGTATCGGCAAGAACATCATCATGGGGCACACGCACCGAGCGGGTGTCTCATCGTTCACCCAGGGTATCGAGGGTCAGACCAACACCATCACCGGTGTTGAGGTCGGTCACATCCTCAACCCGAAGGCTGTTACGTACCTTCGAGGAGCCAGTGGTAACTGGCAGCAGGGGTTCGCCCTGCTGGAGATCGACAAGAACAACGTCACGCCCCGCATCCTCCCCGTGCTGGGGAACAAGGTGATTGTTGACGGGGTGGTGTTCCCAACACGATGACCGAGACAATCGACCTCGACAAGCTGGTTCGAGACGTCAGACAGACCCTCTCCTACTGCGCCAAGGTAACCTCCCGCAAGTGGGTAGGCCTGCTTTCCCAGGAGGAAATCGAGAGCGTCGTGCTGGAGTGGTTGGTCAGCAACCCCTCCGCTCAGCGCGCCCTGCTCGAGCGTTCACCGGCGGAGGTGAAGAAGCTGCTGTTCTTCCGATGCCGCCTAGCGTGCAGCCAGGAGCGGATCGACTTCGACCAGTTCAGTGGTAACTGGTGGTACAGCGTGGACGAGGTGAAGATCCTCGCTCAGGCGTGGCCCCGCAACGGTATCACCTCCATTGAAGAAAAGGTGGACCTGGAGCAGGCTTTCCACCGGCTACGACCGGCGTCTCAGGACGCCCTGTGGGAGCTCGTCATCGACGGCACACCTCAGGACGCTAACCAGCGTCGCCGAGCTAACCGCGCTCTCAACAACCTAGCTAACATGATGAATGCTTCCCGCAACAGCCGGGTTGCAGCTCACCTAGACAAAGGGGGCCGAACAGGCTCCCACCCAATCTCTTAAGGAGACCCTGTGTCAGATATTTTCGCTACCGAGGAAACCCAACCAGCAGATGAAGCCCAAGCAGCTACCAGCGTGGATGTTCAGCCCGAGGCGGCAGCCTCCGCGCCCGCAACCAAACCCGCAGCCCGTAAGGCTTCGGTGGAAGACTCCAACGGGAAAGTAGTAGTCACCCTCAAAGGAGGGAAAGGGTACGAGGCCCCGTGGATCGTGCTGCACTGTGACACCGTAGCTGAGGCTAACAGCCTCCTGTCAGACGATGGACTGAAGGAGCTTATCGACCGCACCACTAAGGCGGGTCAGTACTTCGCTAAGCAGGGAGGGGCAGCAGCCCCGGCTCCAGCAGCTGCACCAGCTCCGGCAGGGAGTGGAAGCCCCTATGGCGCTCCTCAGAAGCCCGAGCATATCAGCGACAAGGTGTGGCAGCTCATTCAACAGGGCGGCACGCTGAAGCGCGGCAAGAACCCTAGCAACCCCTGGGTGGGCATTGCACCTCCGAAGGGCCAGCAGGGCGGCATCACCTTCATCAATGACTACAATGAGAAAGACGCGGTACTGAAGTACTTCGGCTAGCTCGATAAACCCCTAGGCCCGTGGGTAACGGGCCCCGTATCTACCTAAGGACTATAGTTGCACCTCAATCACATCATTAATACCCCCGAGACCTTCACCTACCTACCTGGGCCTACCGAGCAAGCCGTCGTTTACGTCGGAGACTACAGCGTCATAGCGAACATTCAGCTTCAGCCAGGTTGGGAGCTTCCAGCTGGCAGTGCTGTCACAGAGAAGGCTCACGTATTCCACATCCCGGCATTTGGGCCGATGAACCACCCGCTGACGGCGGCACGCGACCTCGTCGGAGGTTGGCAGGTCACCTACGAGCACGAGACCTACGCCCTGGAGGAGTTCGAGGCTGAGGTAGACGCTCAGTTGACCGGCGAGGGTGAGTACTCCCAGTGGAACGTAGACCTGAAGGAGGCTCTGCGCGGCCAGACTAAGGGTCTGGTGAAGTACCTGTACTGGCTGTCCCGAGAGTTCCAGGACGCCCCGGCCAGCCAGTTCGTTGAGGCTCAGTTCACACGGTTCATGGGTGACCCGGTGTTCGCGGACCTCGTTCTTCAGATCGAAGAATCTCACCGAGTCTGGGGGCCTCGTGACTCCAAGTGACCGGGCACTAAGTGATCGAGAGCTAGCCATCAAGCGAACCCTCCAGCACTTCGGGGTGGTTCCGCATGAACCGCTCCTGAAGGAGCTTCAGAAAGTGACTGAAACCGGCCCCGCACGGGGAAACCGGCGTAAGCTGAACGAACATCAGGTGGCTGAGATTCGCATGAAGGCCGGGCTAGGCGCCAGCTTCCGAGAGCTGGCTGACATGTTCCGCGTGCATCCATCCACCATTGGACGAATCGTCAAAGGAGTCTACCACCAGTGAAAGAGCTGACGTACCTCTGGCAACACCATAATGCCGTCATCAAATGCCCCGAGAACGAGGCAGACCTACGGGAGTTCGCTCAGTGGATTCTTGCCCACAAAGGTGAGTGGATTGCCTGCGACACCGAGACAACGGGCCTCGATATCTTCTCCGCTGACTACAAGTGCCGCAAGGTACAATTCGGCGTGGGCCTCGAGGCGTGGGTGATCGACACAGACCTGTACAGTGACTTCAGCTTCATCAACAAGCTGGAGCTGAAGCTCATCTTCCAGAACGCCAGCTTCGACTGGTCGGTTCTCCGACGCTGCTTCGGTGTTCGCATCCCCTTTGAGCGGATACGGGACACTAAGATTCTGGCTCACCTGGTGGACCCCCGCCAACCCTCTGAAGGCGGGCCGGGGCTGTCCCTGGAAGACCTCACCCGGTTCTACATTGATGCAAAGGTGGCTGATGATGTTAAGGCATCGATCGGGAGGATCGCCCGTGACGCGGGCCTCACCAAAGCCGATGTGTTCAAGCTGATTGACAGCTGGGATGAGCAGTACCTGCTGTATGCTGGTATGGACGTCATCCTAACGTGGGGCTTGTATCAGATCATCCTACCGAAGGTGCCGACACCGTCCCAGAAACTGATCCCCTTCGAGCACCGAGTAGCTGAAATCTGCTCTGAGATCGCGTATAAGGGCTTCAAAGTGGACGAGGAGTACCTGGAGTCCCTGATGGCTCGTTTGGAGGGCGAGGGGGCTTTCTGGGAGGCCTACGCCTACGAACAGTGGGGGTTGGAGAGTGTCAACTCGAACCGGGAAGTATCCTCCATCCTGATTGAGGACGGCTACACCTTCACCGAGAAGACGCCTACCGGGCAATACAAGGTAGACCAGAACGCTCTGGAGAAGCTGAGTGACCAGGGTAGTGAGCTGGCGGCTGTCGTGTTGGAGGCTCGAGGTATCCGCAAGAAAAGGAATACCTGGCTTAAAGCGTTCCAGGAGAACACCGACCCCGATGGCCGTGTCCACCCCTTCATCCACTCACTTCAAGCCCGTACCGGGCGAATGAGCGTGTCTGGGATACCCATCCAACAACTCCCCTCCGACGATTCCATCATCCGGCGGGTGCTTATAGCCGATGAAGGCGAGAGCATTATATCCTGTGACTATAAGACGCAGGAGCTTAGGGTCCTCGCCGCTTTGTCAGGTGACGAAAATATGATCAACGCCTTCAAGCACGAGGAAGACCTACACCAAAAAACCGCCGACGCTTCCGGCGTCGATCGGTCGGTGGGTAAGATGGTGAACTTCGCCTACGTGTACGGCAGTGGTCCCCGGAACATTGCAGCCAACGCTAAAATCAGCGTCGAGAAAGCACGGGAGGTTATCGAGGGCTTCGAGCGGAGCTACCCGAAGGTGAAGCAACTGAACCAGAAGCTTCAGGATCAAGCCCGCAAGACGGGCGCTGTCATCACCCCCACCGGGCGTGTGTTGCCGGTGGACAAAGACCGCCCCTACTCAGCCCTCAACTACCTTATCCAGAGCACCAGCCGCGATATCACAGCCTCAGCGCTCGTGCGCCTCGCAGACGCGGGCTACCTACCCTACATCCGAGTACCCGTCCACGACGAGGTTATCTCCTCCGTACCCGCGGAGGAAGCACTAGAATACGCCAACCAGATCAGCGCAACGATGGCCCAGAACTTCCAGGGCCTGCTGATCGACACCGACGCAGCCGTCTACGGCCCATCGTGGGGCCACGGCTACATGCATGAAGAAGACGACCCCGACGAGCCTTCGGGCTCGATTAAGGAAGACGAATGACCCACTATCTCGACCCCGCACTCTCCCCCGGGACCTCCCTGTACAACTGGGTGCGGTTCATGATGCCCCGCATGAAGGGTACTGGCCGTTGGTAAACCTACTGTAGATACGCGAAAACGCCCCCTCCCGGCTAGTCCGGGTAGGGGGCTTTCGTCATGTCTGGGGTTACCTCATCTGATCGTACAGGTCACTAATATCAGGTTTCGGAACAACATCCTGGCGGATGATCGTCACCTGGTTAATGAACTCGGTGATGTGCAGCGTAGAGATCTTGTGCGACTTAGTCTCACTGCGACCCTTCTTAAACTGGAAGACCTGCATGTCAGAGGAGCCGCGATTGGTACGCATAATCAGCAGCAGGTTAGAATCCTGCTGGCCGTTCGACGACACGTGCAGCGTCCAACCATCCATGTGGTAGCTGAAACCGTTCTGGGAAGCCCGGTAACCCTTCTCACCTCGGAGGAGGAAGAATTGGGGGGCCGTCTCGGACAAGTAGTAGATGGTGCGGTTCAGAGCATCCAGCAACGCCTTGTGGCGGCTGTTCACCGCCACCTGAGTCTTGTTGAACTTTGTGTTAGCCTCGATCGCTTCCTGCTGGAGGCGGTTAATCCGGGACTCCACGCGGATAGCCTCGCGGTTACGATCCTGTTCGACCGCAATCAACCCCATCAAGTCGGCGAAAACACGAAGACGCTCGTCGTCTTGGAACTGCTTGAACGCGATCGAGAGCTCATCTCTCAGCACCGGCGACTGGCCGGGGATGTTCCACATCTGCTCACGCACCTGCTGCGATGCCCGCGTAGCCGCATCGACATAGCCCTCCTGATCCTTCTTGAACTCCTCCAGACGACCAGCAATACCAGCCCAGTTGTCCCGGAGGTACTCGAGGTTGAAGTCACTCAGCTTCCACTGGCCTTTGTGATTCTCACCAACCTTCGGATCGAAGATCTGCCGGATCAAGCCAGCAACGTTATTGCCAATGTTCTGAACAAGACTAGCCAGCTGCCCCTTGAGGGGGTTGTAGGTGCGGTTCAGGGGGCCCATCATGCGCTGACGCGCCGACTCGGGGGTGAGATCACTACCCATCCTCGAGCCATTGCTGTACAGATCATCACGGGCCGGGGGAGTAAAGCCTGGGGTGGTCACAGGTCACCCGCCTCCTTAAGCTGCTCGACAAGCAGAGCGCGCTCCTGAGGCGTCATCATCGCTACCTGATTCACCACCGGGGCTTCCAGAGGTTGATCAATCGGCACCCACTCACCCGAGCCATTGAAGCCGTGATCCTGGCCCCGCACCGGAGGTTGGTAGTGAATCTCTTGCTCAGGCAGCTTATCCAGGTCGATGACGCCCGTCTCGGGGTCGATAGCGGCGATCACCTGATCTATATGAACGAATCCACAGCGGCTGAGGTGCTGAGACCAGCCCTCAAACACAGGCAGGGGTGCCTGGAATGGGAAGCCGTTGTAGTCGATTCCACGAAATGCCCACACGAACCGCTGAAGGGGGTCGCGGTAGTCAGTCTCGCGCTGCGTGGGAAATCCCATCACCAAACTCCTAACTCTTTCAAACCTGTAGTCAGCCGCTCCAAGCGGCGAGACATATACGTGAAACCAGAATCAAAGTCGGACTCTCCGACCTCAATATCCCAGCCAGCCTCCGTAGCTGAATGGGTGTACGTGAGCTTGCTTACCTGCTCAACGAACAGCTTGCCCGTAGGCATACCCTCGGCGTGGACCGCCACGCGGTCCCCGATGAAGAAGTCACCGGAACCCTTAGGCCCGACGTAGTAGGGGAGACCCTCGGTCATCTTCACCTTACACGAGTACTTCTCCCGTGTCTCCTCCTTCGCCTTCCGCATAGCGGAGAGCGCGGAGATCGTGTAGGCTTTATCCACCCCTGACACCCACTTCTCGAAGGGGAAATCCCAACCATGCTGCTTGATGCGATCGTGCATCTTATGCGCCTGGAAAGCCAGGATCGTATCCGAGTACAGGGGTTCAGCGATAGCCTCGATAACCGAGCCTGCCTGGCTCTGGCCGAAGATGGCTCCCAGCACGCCACCCAGCCCGATGATCGACGCCTTAATAGCCTCGTTCACACCCGGCATGGACGAACCGCCGGTAACGAATTGGACAGGGCCTGGAGGTGTGTAGGAGACGTCCACAGCCTCAACGCCCGTGTCCTTACCGTGATGCAGCACCACCCAGGGGTGGCTAGGGAGCGTGCCACGCCAGTTGGCCTGGCGGTACTGCTCGGGGGTCTGGCCGTAAGGCAGCGTCTCGTAGCCCTCGGTCAAGCCGTCCCCCTTGATTCGTTTAACACCTCGGATCAGCCCGGAGACAAGGCTGCCGAGGAAGCTTGTGCCTTCTGTCCAACCACTGCGATCCTCAACCTTCACGATCAAGCAGCCGTGCTTAACGCGGCGGCCCTCAATTGGTTGTTTATCTCCATCGAGGTAGCGGCGAACGTCAATGGTGAGCTGAGCATCCTTCACGATGTCAATCACGCAGTCGTGGAAGTACTTGAACCGGCTGGTGAGAATAGCCGGTATAGAGCGGTCCTGGAAGAACGGGACTGGCTCAACCATGATCGGCCACTCCGAGAAATCCAGATCCACCCACTGCCTCACGTTCAACGGATCATCCGGGATCATCCACTTACTGTTGTTCTTCCGAAGGAGGTTAACAAACAGGGTGGACGCCACCACCCAGCGCGAAGGCCCGAACAGCAGGAACGCTTTCGGGAATTGGATCTCCGCTGGCAGGAAGGGATTCGACCAGACGAGCAGGTCCTTCAGCTTGCGATAGTCGTGGACGGCACTTACATCCACCACCGACTCCCCAAGAGGCTTCGATCGAACGGTGACGTTCTCGATGCGCCCGCTCCAACGAGCGCCCGATTTATCACAGGTGACGTACAGTGACTTAGTGGGCCAGGCGTCTGGCTGCTTCAGCAGCTCGCCAGCTGGGTTGTTTAACGGTATCTCCAGGCTAGCGGAGCCCGCGTCGTTATGCAGCCACGTAAACTCGACCTTGTTGTAGTCTTCCACCTCTGCCAGCAGACGCCAGTTACCGTCCCACAGGCGAATCAGGGGAGGTTGCTCAGCGGCCTTGTGGCGCTCCTGTTCGCGCTTCTCTATGATTTCAAACGGGTTAGTCATCTCATCACCACGGAGTGTTGTATCGGGGGAAGAAGGAGAAGGTTACTGCGATGGTTGAACCCCCTGGGGCCGTAACCGACATGCGGAATAGCTCGTGAGTCTTACCTGCTCGAATACCTCCGCCGAAGCGGACGCCGTTCATAGCGGCCCAGATCAAGGTGTCGTACTCATCCTCGACCTGGCGTGACCCCGGGTCGTAGTTGACGAACATCCGAACCCTCTGGGTTCCGGTAGGCTCTGGTAGACGCACCCGGGGAGAGGAGCCCCTGTTGGCCTCTCGGGGGATGAGGAGAATAGGCCAGGCGTCACCCCGCGTAGACGTGATCGCTAACCGGGGGTAGCTCTCTACCTCCCCGAGCTGGTCCTTCGGAAGTGTTATCTCCCAGAAGGTGTTTGCGTTGCCCTTCATAGCGAACTCTTTGACGAACTCAGGGCCATACCAGAATGGGTCATCAGCGACACACGTCACAATCAAGCTCGTAGCCTCAGCGACGTTGGGGTCGATCTCAGTGTCGAGGTCGAACTCGACGAGGCGCACCTTCATAGTCCGCACCGTCGTATCGGTGGTGACTCGGATAGTTGTGTAGTCATCGAAGGCGAACAGGGAGCGGGCTAGCGACTCGCGGTCCCGGAACTGCTGGCCCCCGTTGGGGCCGTCGTTACTAATCAGCAGCTTCAGCACGATGTCCCGCGGTTCGTAGCGGAACCCGAGGAACTGCTGACCGTGGCGCTGCGCCGGGTTGCGGGTGCGAGCCGACGTCTTAGCATCGTACCACCCTTGCTTGCCCGGCTCCAGGGCGATACCGTCCTGGTTTGCGTTGTCCCCCGCGATAATGACGGGGGCGATCTCTTTGTTGGGGCTGATTAGTTCAACTTGTGTTAGCATCGCGTCTCCTTCGATAGCTAGCCAGTGTGAAATTATGGTGTAAAGTCTGTATAAACGTAACAGTGACAGAAGAGGGCGGGGTTGTTACACCCCGCCTTTCGGCGTTTCAGGGCCTCCCGAAGGTGGTCCAACTAGTCGTCGTGATCCCTCATCTGAATCTTGCGGTGTCGCACTTCTTCAAGACGTAGAACCTCTTCAACTGACAGCACGTGGTAGTGAATCGAAGGCTCCTTCTCCTCACGCTCGCGTGCCCGGCGCTCCTGGTCGAAATCCGAGTTAGTTGGCTCGAACTTCACAGCCTGGTTTATAGCCCGGCTGATAGCGCCATTGCCCATACCGAGATCGCTCTTCAGCTGCGACAGATTCTCCAGAGCAAAGGTGACCGGAATCTCACCGATCTTAGCCTCCTCCAGAGCCTTCTTGACGCGACCACTGAAGTTCGGATCATTCAGACCCGCCTCGATCTGGTCGAGCAGCGGATGCCCGCCAAACTGGGAGCGCAGAGCCTGGACGGCCCCAATACCCATCGACTTGAACTGATCCAAGAACCCACCATTGATGATGGTGTTGTTCAAGTTCTGGTTCATCATCTCCTTCAAGCCGTCGATCCAGTACTCCTGGAACGAACGCTTGATGGAGTCGTAGTCGGGCTTATCCAGCTCGGGCATCTGGAACTTCGGAGCCTCGCCAGCCTTGTACTCGGTAGGCTTCTTGCGCTTAGCGTTCTTCTCGGCGTGTTCGCCGCGACGCTTAGCCTCGCGCTCCTCGTACCGCTTCAGAGCCTTGTCGTGGTTCTCGATCGCACGCTGGATCTTGCGAGCGTTAGACGCCCTAGCCTTATCCTCGACCTGCGTTCGCTTGAACCCCTCCATCGCCTTAGCCGTCTCAGCGACAGCCTCACGAGCAGCGCCCGGAATGTCCTGGAACTTACCAGCGACAACACCAGCGATCTTCTCGGCGGCGGACTCAACGGTGCCAACTTCCTTCAGCATACCACCGGCAAAGTCCTTCGCCAACGCCATACCGGAGGTGTCGGTATAGCCGGATCCCGAGAGCGGGCCCTTCTTAGCGGGGGAGTGCGGGAAGTAAGCCTTAGCAGCAGCGGCAGCAGCGGCGGCGGCCCCCCCCACACCCGGGGGACCCGCTCGCAA